CCGGCTTTTCAGCTGGGAAACCCCCCTTTCGGGGTCTTGTTTTCGGACAAGGTTCCGTTAGTTCCTGGGGTTCTCCTTCTACTTCAAGAAAGAGGAGCGACCGTACTTGGCGTAGTGCCGATGCGGAAGGAACATTTGTTGCACCCTAACGTGGGATGCGATGACGTGTACACGGTGTACTGGTGGGGACTGAAAGCAGGCCGTAAGGCAATTGCTGCGTAAGTTCGTCAACCCACCCCAACCAACCGGACCTCGCTGTGCCCGATGGCACACCCAACACATCCATTCAATGCAGGCAACTAGACAAACTAAATTGCGTGCATCTTTGGATTCGAGCTGGCGTACCGTTCGAGGGCTGACTTTGAAGCCCGGCTTCCTCCCCCGCTCCCTTCCCACCAAAGACTTTCTCGTGGACTTGGCTCAGTTCCCTAGCCAGTGCTCCAACGAGGAAGCGTCCACTCGTTTCTCCGCCTTTTTGTTCGCAAAGGCAATTCCGAAGGATCAAGATCCTGATCAACTTCTCGGCGCCTACGCAGAGAAACTCTCCCAGCCCCCCCTCGACAACCCCCGATTCAAATCCGCTCTGTCTAATTACTTGATCCCTACGTTTCGACGTGGTTGGGACCGTAATTACGAGCATGAGGTAATGTCCGGTATCCTTTCCAACGGTAAGACCGTTGAAGGTATTGAATGTTCCGATTGGGATTTACCTCCCGAGCACTTTAGGTCTATGTGTCTCGGTGACTTGAACCTTCCAACTTGTGCTTTTTCTTCCGCGAAGGACCATAAGGCGATCGCTATCTTCGATAGCGGCAAGTATCGCCTTGTTACTCTTGGTTCTAAGTGGTTGCACTTGTTGGCCCCCCTCCACCGCATGATCTACTCCGTCCTTACGTCTAAGGGTACGGTTCTCCGCGGTTCACCCCTTCCCTCCACCTTCCAGGCTTTTCCTACCTCCTCCGATCCTATCTGCTCCGGCGACTATGAAGCCTCGACCGACAACTTGTCGAGTGCGCATGGCCGCCACATCCTCAATATGCTCGAGCAAACCTCGACGCATGTCCCTCGTCAAATCTGGCAACTCGCTTACGCTTCCCTAACCGGTCGAGTGGTTTACTCCACAAAGGCCGGTAAGATCCGCAGCTTCGATCAGAATACTGGTCAGCTGATGGGAAACTACCTATCCTTCCCTCTGCTATGCATTTCCAATGTCTCGACTTTGTTCTTGGCATTTGGATCTGCACGTGCATGGAGGATGGTGTGGGAAAAACGAGTGGTTGTCAACGGGGATGACATAGTGTTCCAGGCCAGCCTGGGTGATGTAAAAGAGTGGAAGACCCAACTTCCCAACAGTGGTTTCGTGATGAATGAGTCTAAAACCGGTTTACACCGGCAACTATTCACACTTAACTCGAAGTTGTTTCGTGTGGGTCGGAAGAGGGTACGCAAAATCTGGCATCTTATTCCCAAAGGTATTTTCAAGAAAGTGGATGTGACAAAGCATGTCGACGTTATGAGCGCCCATGCATCCATTGTTCGAGAGAATACCCGAGGTGCCCCGCAGAAGATGTGGGCGCGTGTTACGCGCGCCCTTGCGAGTGTGAAGAAGAAGGCGGTTCGGACGACGTCCATCAAGCGCCTTGCCGGAGACTCCATGAGGGAGTACAAAGCGTGGCCCCGCGATTGGAAGATCGCGGAAAGAATCAAGTCGTGGGATGTGGTGTTCAACCCACTGAGGGAGAGAGTTTCGGGTGGGGTGAGGATCAGAGGAATTCGGAAGGAGACCGCGACGAGGGCCCAAGTGGAGAATTCACCGTTCGTTTGTGCCAATGCACGGTTCGGACGGGTGCACCGTGAAAAAGTGGTCGAGTCGAATGACCGCCGTATCACGGGTCGGGATTGGGCCGATGCTGCGTTCTTCTTGTACCAGAAGATACCAGACTATCGGAGGGTCAATGAGGGGTTGGTGTGGATAGGTGAGTCTGAGGCGGTACAAGAGCTCGAACTTACATTCGTAAAGTTCGAATCGTGAACTCGTACACATGTCCTGGTGTACTCCGTGGGGCTGTGGGGGTTTGCAACCCCCCCCGATTTCGATCGGGCAAGTCTACTAAACAGGTGCTAACCGGTGGGCGATGCGTGCGACCCAGAGGGTAAGACCTTCCTTGCACAAACGTATTCGGTCGCTGTTAGGCGTTTCAGGCACTTGGAGTGTGGGTCCAGCCATGGCATCAACCCGCTCTCACCCCGGTAAAGAAAGGACGGCAAACAGACGGTTCGCGTGATGGAAAGAATGTGAGTGAATTTGGGGGACTATATCTAGGAGTCTGCTATTACACAGTAGATGAATAGACGAC